TTACAGACCCCTGCATCTGCACGAAGGATAAAATGCCCTTACCTTCAAAAAAGAAATCCTAGAAATAGGTACTTTAGATATTGATGCACTAGGGTGGTATGTACTATGTGTGCTACATAGGAGGACCGGGATGCCTGACTTGTGAACAACAAGCTATATCTATCGTTTATTGCCACGAAAGTCCGTAGTCAGTCGGAACTTATAGCCAGGAGCCTGCAGCCCTAGCCTAGTAAGCAGAGCAAGCTCTAAACCAGCGATGGTTTAGAAAAGTACTTAGTGTTTATAACAGTTACTTCTTTTGGTGAAACATCTGTTATTATTTGTTCTAGTATTTTTCTAAGCCATAGTGATAGTATCGGTTACTTCTATACTTCGGCAATACCGTTACGCTTTGTTCTTGGCCCTTTATTAGGAAGATGTGTTGCAAGGTGCGACCGCTGTTTGCTAAACAGCCGTTCAGAGATGGGCTGATAGGTTCGATTCCTATATCTTCCGCCAAATTAACCTGCCGTGTGAAGGCAGCCAGTAGCGTTAGCGTAAATCTGGCCTCCTATTTAAGTATTATTATGTTGTATAATATCAACCACCTAGAATCATTCTTTACATATGTAATGCCTGCTACAAAGAATCTTATTGAGGAAATGTGGCAGACTAATCGTACTGAGCTTGTAAATATTCTACACGAGTATATGAGTCTTATGGGTAGTAATGCTTTTGGGTACACTCAGTTTAAAGATATGTCTGAGCATGCGGCAATTGCTCCACATGCATATACTAATCCCTGGAAAGCCCTATGACTGAAATCAACGTACAGTACGCAGCTAGTTCTACAACTAGGCGGCGTATTGCTGTTTTAGGACTATTTACGACAAATATGGTACTAACATTTGCCTATATTTTTGGTGAAGTGATTCAAGACTTCTTCAAGAATTAATATCTCCGTAGTGTAATTGGCAGCACGACAGTCTCCAAAACTGTTTGTAAAGGTTCAAGTCCTTTCGGGGGTGCCAAAAACTTTAATCTGCGCCCAACGCGCAAAATTTCACATTTGGAACAGTTAGCCGAATCGGCATAGCGGCAACGGTCTTGAAAACCGTAGGCTCAGAAATGGGTGTGTGAGTTCGAGTCTCACCTGTTCCGCCATTTAACTCAACATACCAATCCTATGACTCAAAAAACAGCTGAAGTCGAAACAATCTCCCTAGCTGGAGATAAAGATTTCTTTACTAAAGTAAGTAGTAGAACTTTTGAGTTTTATCTTAGTGGAGAAGTAAAAGAACCTGAGTACTACATTGAATGGTTTGATACTATTCGTAATGCAGGCCCAGATGACGATATAATTATTTATATCAATTCAATGGGTGGCAATCTAGATACCGCTATTCAGTTTATGCGGGTTATTGCAGAGTCACAAGCGCATATTACTACCTCTGCTGAGGGTTCTTGCATGTCTGCTGCTACCGTTATCTTTTTACAGGGTTCTAGCTTACAAATTACACCGTTCTCTTTGTTCATGTTTCACAATTACTCGGGTGGTGCATTTGGCAAGGGTGGCGAGATGTACGATAACATTATGTTTGAGCGTGCATGGTCTAAAGACTTCTTACATGAGGTGTACAAAGACTTCTTGACGGAGGATGAGATCAACTCCATGCTAGAGAATAAAGATATTTGGATGGGACATAAAGAAGTAGAGAAGCGCTGCCAGAATATGCTTAAAGCACACATGGCTAGGCAGGCTCAGGAAAATGAACTTGAAGACTAATATTAATTATTGTATAATTATTCTTTAAACAGTAAGAAAGCCATTTATGAATAAGTACGTAGTAGCCTATCTTTCTTTTTTCGATAACGAAATTAATCAAAAGGTAGTGTCAGCGTCTTCTCCTACTAAAGCCATTGCAGCATACTTGGAACTTACCAAAACAGTTAATCGCTCATATATTGAAGAAGTCCTAGAACGGATTCTCGATGACGAAGATGGTGGGTATGAAGCTATTCGACAATGGTTGTTTGACATGGATTCTGCAGTTACTGCAATTGAAATTTAACAGAGTGGCTGAATGATTTAGGCGTCGGATTGCAAATCCGTTCTATGTGAGTTTGATTCTCACCTCTGTTTCCAATACAGTCAAGTAGCTCCAATAGTAGAGTAACGGACTCATATTCCGGATGTTGTAGGTTCGAGTCCTACCTTGACTACCTATACTAAGCCAAAAACGCAAGGAAACGTATAACTCCACGTAGGTAAATGGCCATGAACTGTGACACCCTAGGCAGTTCACATATATAATCGCACATATTAGCTACAATGGAACACCGATAGCCTAGTACAAATCCCGGGTACGTAATAGGCAGGCCATGAAGAGGTAGGGCTAACGCAGGTTCAAGCACTGAATGTGCGATTATATATGAACACACAAACACTATTACCCGGCACAGTATGGCATGACCCTAAATCGCAAAGGGTTGTAATTATTCAGAATATCGACTATTTGTACGATGTACCTACAGTTACTTATCGTAATATTGGTACAGAGACTGTATACGAAAATAGCGTCGAAGGCTTTCTCCAGGTATTTTCATGTCAAAAGCATTCTCAAAAATAAAAGATCCACGTCTAGGTCTACAAGACGTACTTACACTTGGTAAGTATAAAGGCTGCCGAGTCTGTGATGTTTTAGATGATTGGGAATACTTGAAGTGGTTGCATGCCAATACCTCAATTAAGTTCCAGCAGTCTGTTTTAGATAAAATAACAGCTGCTTGGTCTTCTTGGTCTGCGGAAACGCACTATCAAGAAGAAGTTGCCCCCTACATGACTAATAGTACATGGGGCTTAGACGATACAGACGTACCTTATTAATATGATTATACACCACAAGCCCTCTAACATTGTTCGTGCTAAAGAGGGTATAATTGTTCACGGCTGTAATGCACAGAGCGTTATGGGCAGCGGCGTAGCTAAACAGCTTCGTGCTAAATATCCAGAAATTTTTTACGACTACTGCCTAAACCTAGAGATATACGCAGTACAAAAAATTAACCCTTTGGGTCAAGTTATTTTTGTACCTGTTAGTAAAACACTAAAAATAGCTAATGCTATTACACAGGAGTTTTATGGTCGTGATGGTTCTAAATACGTATCATATTCTGCACTAGAACAATGCCTAGACAAAGTAGCACAAAGCGTTAATTTTGATACTCCTATCCACATCCCATATCTAATTGGCGCTGGGCTAGGTGGTGGGAACGAGGAGATAATCCTCAATATTATCGAAAATACATTAAAAGATAATGAAGTACACTTCCATCACTGGAAATAATAAGCAGCCTTAGTTTAATGGTAGAATGAGATCCTTCCAAGTTCAGGGCGCGAGTTCGATTCTCGCAGGCTGCTCCAGTAGCTTATGTGCATTTTAAAGTAAACCAGCAATATCATGCCAAATATCTTTCTTATTAGCGACACGCACTTCGGACATACTAACGCTTGGAAAACCTTTAAACTAGAAGATGGTGTAACACCTATGCGTCCATTTACTTCTACTGAGGAAATGGACGAAACGATGATATCCAATTGGAATAGTGTTGTCAAGCCTACTGATAAGATTTACCATCTAGGTGATATTGCAACGTGCAATGCCACCAGACTATGTAGTATCTTCTCTAGGCTTAATGGAGAAAAAGTACTGATTAAGGGCAACCATGACGAAGATAAACTATCTTTGTATCAGGAACTATTCAAAGACGTTCGGGGTAGTCATTTACTAGACAACCTAGTACTTACGCATATTCCAGTGCACAGAGGTAGTCTTGATCGTTGGAGGGGTAATATTCACGGACACCTACACAACTACTTCGTACGCAAAATTATAGGTACAGATGTTCGAACAGGCGAACTTAAGTACTCACCAGACCCTGACCCTAAGTATGAGTGTGTTTCAGTAGAACGCATAAACTACACACCAATCCCATTTGAAACAATTAATAAGCGTTTCAAAGACCGAGGACTTTAATAAGCCACCTTTTTAGGTGGCTTTTCTATTTCAAGATTAAAAATTTACTCTTGATCCGCTTGCTAAAACGCGATATAATTATTCTTTAAACAGCACATAAGGGCTACAAAAATGACCACTGATATTTACTTCTCTAAATTTGAGGAAAGCATTAACGAATTGGAAGATACTGGAATTACGTACTTTCCATATAATGGAGATGCATATCAATTTATTGCAGAAATCGACCCTTACGACGATTTCGTTCGTATCCACGATACCCTAGGTCGAATGCTTCCGATCGATAAAACGTCATATCGAGACATGATTGAAGTTATGACAATGGCCCTTGGTGTGTCTTCTATGCTAGAAGCCCATAATCGCACAGGAGATTTCCTTAGTGAAATGCCTACCGCTATTGCAATTTGATATTTTTAACGAGGAGTCTAGTGGCTCGGAAAAAATGAAGGAATTACTTTCAATTTTTCCAGCTGAGTGGTCACCGTTAACCTCGGAGCATGTAGCTCTACTGTGCACCGTGCTATCACTAGAGGGGTACACAATCCCTGTGGACGCTCGCATAATGTCTAAAGTACTAGACTGTCTAGCCGAAACAGGTGCTATCGAAGTAAGAATTATCAACAACGTACAGGAAGTTAAATCAGTATATGGCAGCCGGTAAAACCAGTAAAAGTCAAGAAGCGTACTACGCCCGTTATAAAACCACTACATTTGCAGCTAATCGTAAACGCAAACTAGAGCGTGTGGTTAAAGAACAGCCTAATAATGAGCAGGCTAAAATGGCCTTGAAAGATATTCATTATCGTCGTAAAACTCCTAATACTAATGCATGGTCGCACAGCGCAATTGCATTGGCTAAAGTATTTAAGGAGTTCACCGGCCACTTTGATAAGAACATTATCAGCTCCAACCAAAAAGTAGCGATTGAAGCGCTGCAATCTTTGCCTACCAACGCAGTAGCTAAGACGTATGATACTATCCAAGCAAAACATATGTTTAGCCTGAAGGCACGTGTTAAGTCTAAAGATACGTGGTTGTTTGAACACGCTACTAGCCTTGTTGGTGCCGTCTAATGCTAGAGTACTATATTATTGGTGCACTGGCAACGGCATTTTGGGCGGTAATTACTATTATTCCTAAAGCACGTCGTAAATTGTTTGAGGAAAATAATCTAGATCATATTTTTTATCGAACACCAAAAACGCAAGCTCTAGTACTATTTGGAACCGCTTTTGTACTAGCCCCTTTCTTCTTTATTGGGTTGCTTAGTCCTGGTACCGTATTTATTGATACGTATATTGACGTTAATCTTAAGAAGTAAAATTTTGTATTTGACCCTAAGCCGCTAAAGTTGTATAATATATACTTCTTTAAAGGATTTATATGCTGATTTATTGTTTTAAATATACAGACGCAAAAGGCAAGGTTTCTAGCCGTGTACTGGCCCCATTTATTGTACCATCTGCAGTGTACGCAGGTACAGATATTAGTGAGCTGGAAGCTGTTGAACAAGCTATGTATGCCGAAGCAATTAGTGCGGCAAAAGACCGATACATTAAAGAAATTGAGCAAATCAACGCAGATTTCGATGTAAAGCATCGTTATCGCCAATTTAAGCCAGAACAAATGGCTAACATTACAACCGAAGACATTTAAAGGAAAAATATCATGGCATGGACCGACGAACAAAAAGAACAAGCTAAGCAAATGTACCTGGACGGCAATCCTACCCCAGAAAACTCTATCGAACTGGTTAAGCAAATCGCAGATGCTCTGGATCAGTCACCAAACGGTGTGCGTATGTTGCTGTCTCAAGCAAACCTATACGTTAAAAAAGCAGAAGGCTCTACAGCCACTAAACCAGCTACCAAAAAGACTGCTGATGGTGAAGGCACTAAGCGCGTTAGTAAAGATGTTCAGCTCGCAGAACTGCGTGCTGCCATTGAGGCAAAAGGCGCTACTGTAGACGAAGAAATTGTTGGTAAACTTACTGGCAAAGCTGCTGCGTACTTTACGCAAGTACTGGCATCTTAACAAAAGGCGGCCTTGTGCTGCCTTTTATATTTAAGGACTATAATGGCTACACGCAAACCAAAAGATGACGAAATGCTTGATGACGCTCATTTGGAGCGTGTTATCTCATTGCTAGAGCCTACTGAGATTGGTGTTAAGCCGATTTCTAAAAAAGATGCCTGTAGTATTCTTAACATTGCTTACAATACTACACGGCTTGGGCAGCTACTTGAAAAGTATAAAGAGAAAAAGTCACGAGAGACTAAACGGCGTGCAGAGCTGCGCGGTAAGCCTTTAACTACCGAAGAAATCTCATATATCATCGGCGAATACCTGGAAGGTATCTCAGTAGAAGAGATTTCTAGGTCAACGTATCGTTCCCGTGACAAAGTAAGTCAGGCACTGCAGGAAGCCAATGTACCTATTAGACCCGCAAGTTATGACTATTTTAAACCTGAGTTAATCCCTGACGACGCAGTACGTACTAGATTCAATGTTGGGGAGGTTGTATGGTCTGCTCAATACGACTCGGCGTGTGCTATCGAAAAAGAAGACACACATCCAATGTGGGGCTTTATCTATCGAGTATGGCTCCTGAGTGAGAAATGGAAGCAGTATGCATATGTTCCAGCATGTGAGCTAGCCTCTTTGGAACACTTGCGAAAGCTTGGGGTACGCGTATAAGTGACTATATACTGGCCAGACCTTAACTTCCCACCAGTTAATTTGTTAAACGTAACCCCAACATTTAAGATGGCAGACCAATTACACTATGAAAAACTCATTTACGAGAATACTGATAAGTTTTATCAGCTAAGACTCACAGTTAGTGAGTTTAGGGATAAATACTATATCAATATACGCAAGTACTTTTTATCTTACGAGTCCGAGTGGATTCCAAGCAAAGAAGGTGTCTCTATGGAAGCTGAAATGGCTAATATACAGGCTCTATTAGAGGGATTGCTGGAGATTGCTTCTCAAGAAGAAGGTAGAGCACTTATTACTTCGGTTTACGAAAAAATGTGCAAATAAGATTGTGGTTTAGGGTTTAAAATTTTATATTTGACCCTAAGCCGCTTTCATTGTATAATATATTCTTTACACAGTAGATTACACAATGAAATACAAGACAGTTATTATAGAGTGGAAAAATCAAGATGACTGGAATCAATGCCGCTTCCATGATGTTACAGTAGACGAAGCACTACTAAAAGCCGAAGATTTCGGATATGTAGAACCTAAAAGTTACGAGTTTTGGAAACGCAAAGCAGATATTTATACCTATGAATAAACAACAAGTTTCAAACTATCTTGATCGGTGCAGTGATGCGTATTATGCAGGTTCTCCTATTCTTGATGACGCTACCTTTGATCGCCTCGCTGATCTTGTTGGTTATAATAAAGTGGGCGCTACTGTTAGCGCAGGGAAAGTTAGGCATCTCTTCCAAATGTACTCGCTTCAGAAGCACTACGAAGACGAAGGTGCGCATCCGCTAGCTAATGTAAGCGGGGCCGTAGCTATGACTCCAAAGCTGGATGGTGCCGCTATTTCTATCACGTATATTGATGGCAAGCTAGTACAGGTAGCAACGCGTGGTGACGGCATTGAGGGACAGGATGTTACAGATAAGTTTCTATCTACTAACTCCTTGATTCCTCATACTGTACCAGTAAAGGGGGCATATCAAATTACTGGCGAGATTGTAGCTCCAAAGCACATTGAAAACGCTAGAAACTATGCTGCTGGGGCTTTGAACTTGAAAGATACTGACGAGTTCCGCACTAGAGCTATCGAGTTCTTTGCTTATGGTGTACAGCCTTACATTACTAGTACGTTCGACGACGATATGGCTGCATTAGAGTCTTGGGGCTTTAAAACAGTATTTGAACCAGAGATTAATAAGATTTATCCTTGTGATGGCGTAGTTCATCGTATTGTGCATAATGCTTCTTTCGTTAATCTTGGGTACACTGGTAAACACCCGAGGGCTGCGTTTGCATTGAAAGAACGACAAGAAGCAGTAGAGACAGTAATTCTGGACGTTGAGTGGGGGGTTGGCAAAACTGGTCGCGTATCTCCAGTAGCTATTCTAGAACCTGTGATGATTGGTGATGCTCTAGTAAGTCGTGCTACCCTCAACAATCCAGGTTTTATTGAGATGCTTGGAATCGAGATTGGTGATACTGTTGCGGTCATTCGTAGCGGGGAAATAATTCCTAAGATATTATACAAAGTGAACGCTTAAACATGCCTATCTCTATTAACTGTACACACTACGCTAATAAACGGTGCCAACATCCTCTAGGTTTGAGTGGTACATTGTTTAAAACAGCCGGAGTGTGCATTGAGGAATCTCCTACACTAGATCGGCGTGCCTCTTATAGGTGCTTAGTGAAAAATCCGCACGTCAAGCCAGAAATTCCTCCCCTACCCCCAAAAATTTAGACTTGCGATACTACTGGGTTTCGTGTATAATACATATATTCAGTCGAGAAACCATCTATGAAAATCATCATACCCGATAAATGCCCCTGCTGCGCGTCTACTTTGGTCATGAAAAATGACCAGCTATTTTGCGTAGACACTAGCTGCCCTGCTCAACTTTACAAAAAGGTTGAGCACTTTACCAAAACTCTAGGTATTAAAGGGTTCGGGCCTAAGACGGTTGACAAGCTGGCTCTTGATTCCATCCCAGAGATTTATTTTCTAGAATTTGAAGATGTAGCAGCTGCGTTGGGCAGTGAGCGTATGGCGGAAAAACTACTCATTGAAATTGAACAAAGCCGATCTGCCTCACTAGACAAAGTAATTGCTGCATTTTCAATCCCGTTGATCGGACAGACCTTAGCGGGTCGTCTGTGTCAAGTAGTCGAGCATATCGACGATATTACTCCCGAAGCCTGCAAAACAGCAGGTCTAGGCGATAAGGCCACAGCCAATTTGATCAGTTGGCTGGAAACAGAGTTCCAAGAAGTAAGAGAGTTTTTACCCTTTGACTTCCGAGCTTCTGGAAAAGAAGCCATTAGCGCAAATAACGGTAAAAGTATTTGCATTACTGGTAAACTAGCTTCCTTTAAAACCAAAGCAGAAGCCACAACAGCGTTACAAGCCGCTGGATACAAAGTAGTAGATTCAGTAACTAAAACAACTAATTTGCTAGTGGACGAGGGTGATAAAGGCAGCGACAAACGTAAAAAAGCCGAAGCACTCGGCATTCCTATTATTACAAATCTTAAAGATTTTTTGAAAGAAAACAAACATGACTGAAAAAGCCGCACTGAAGAACTGGTCTGACGAAGCTACTGCAACCTTGATGGATATTATCGGCGACCTTACCCCCGTTCCTGCAGATATTGTAGAACAAGCTGCTACTACTCTGGGCAAATCTACCCGTTCCGTATCTGCTAAATTGCGTCAACTAAATCGTACTGTTGCTTCAATGGCTAAAACCAAAGAGCCTACTTTTAGCGAAGATGAGGGTAATGCTCTGGCTGCTTTTGTTACTGAAAATGCTTCAGTATATACCTATCGTGAAATTGCTGAGAACTTTAACGGTGGCAAATTTACGGCAAAACAAATCCAAGGTAAGTTGCTGGCTCTGGAACTGACTGATAGCGTTAAGCGTACAGAAAAAGTTGAAGTCGCTGGTAAGTACTCTGAGGTTGAAGAAGCTACTTTCGTAAAGATGGCCAACACAGGTGCTTTTATTGAAGAAATCGCTACGGCTTTGGGTAAAGAAGTTGCCTCCGTTCGTGGTAAGGCTCTGAGCCTAGTTCGTAAAGAGCAGATTGCAAAAATTCCTGCTCAACGCGAAAGCCATGCTAACACTCAGGTAGACGCAGTTGCAGCACTTGGCGACCGTATTAATGGCATGACTGTTGCAGAAATTGCTGCAGCAACTGATAAGACAGACCGCGGTGTTCGTACTATGTTGACCCGTCGTGGTATCAACTGTGCGGACTACAAAGGTCAAGATAAGAAAGAAAAAGCAGAAGCAAAAGCTGCTGCTTAATTAATCGGAGGGTAGAGAGAAATAAAAGGCTCTCTACCCTTTTTCAATGGTGCTTTAACATCTGTACTTGCAGAGTACAGATGTTAAATTATCGAGGTACACATGCAAGTAACAATAACATATACTGATTCTACTTCCTTTACAAAAGAAGAAGTAGTACGCCAAGCCGTACATAACTATGGTAAATACGCTAGAGTAGAAGTAGCCCCTGAGAGTGGCAATGCGCACGATCTAATATACTTTGGTTTGCAGCAAATTATAACCCATGAGCAGATTAGCATTATGTTTGACCAAAGTGCTGATTATCATGTAGAACTACGTAAACTACGTGCGTCTTCTCTTAAAAAGCTGGAAGAAATCCTAGATACTGTTATTATTGACAATGAATCTAAGCTATCTAAATAACGGAGGCTATCATAGATATATCAGCTGTTGTACTAAACAAGCTATTACGTGATAAAAACCTAGAGTTGTGGGCTAAATTAAAATTAGTTTACCTTGACTCTGCGTATTCCTCCGTTTATTTAGCTATCGGTAAGCATTATGAAAAGTATAATGCATTGCCTGGATTCCCGGATATTGAGATTACTGCTAGAGAGTCTCAGCTGCATAAAACAGTTACTATTCTAGAAGTTACTGATGTTCCGGAGTTGAGTTGGGAAGTAGCTCTAGATGCGCTTATTGACCAGTATACTCAGAATGAAACAATCAAACAATTAGACTCATTCGTAGATAAATTACCTCTTTATGACACTAAAGAAATTAAAGAAAACTTAAGTAATATTGTACTTTCGCTAGACGAAAAGACTTATAGTGCTGAAGGCGTATATGATATGAGTAATATTATGTTATTCGTACCGCCTGATGAAGCTGCTCGTCATAGGGTGCATCTAGGCCTTAATAATACTTTTGATGCTGTACTAGGTGGTATGGCCAAAGAGGAATACTTACTTATAGGCGGTAAGCGGGGTTCTGGTAAATCCATTACTGGCGCAAACATCTGTGTCAATCAATACGAGGCTGGGAACACTACAGCGTACTTTACTATTGAGATGAGTGGTAAAGAAACCTTTGAACGTATTATGGCTATCCATGCGGGTGTACCTCATACCGGTATTCGTAAAGGTACTTTAACAGATGTTGAAGTACTAAAGGTAGTCAAGGCTAGGGCAGCAATGTTCGTAGAAAGCGACTGTCACGTGGAGGACTTTCTAGTGCATAGAGATAGGTACCGCTTCGAAGAAGCTCTAGTACGTAACTGTAAATTGAAACAAGATAATCAAATGATTATCGTTGATGATAGGGCGCTTAGCCTATCTACGTTAGATCTACAGCTTGGTAAAATCAAGTCTAGATTTGGCGATAAGTTTACTGTAGCAGTAGTTGACTATGTTAACCAAATTGTGGTAGAGGGTGTAGATAAATATGACTGGAAGCCTCAGATTGCTGTATCTACCAAGCTAAAAGACTTTGCCCGTAAGTATAACATCGTACTGGTAAGTCCTTACCAGATTGATGCGACTGGCGAGGCGCGCTTCTCTAAAGGTATTCTAGACAGTGCAGACGTTGCACTTGTAATGGATGCTAATGAAACATCAATGACATTCGATACAACTAAAATCCGAGGTGGTGCAGAAATGAAGTTTACCAGTGGAGTAGACTGGAACACTCTACGTATTAGTCCAGTACCTATGGATACGCCAGAGAAACCAGATAAAATTCAAAAAGCTGGTAAAAAGAAAACAGAAGCTAAAGACGATAGTTCATCCGACTTACCTTGGGATGCTTAATGACAGATGCTGTTCAAAATTTAATTAAAGAAAAAGGCTTATCGTTTAATATTAGTGGTAGAGACTACTTAGTGCATTGTCTTAATCCTTCGCATGCTGACGGAAGTCCCAGCATGCGAATCGACAAAACATCTGGTATGTTTCACTGCTTTTCTTGTGGTTTCAAGGGCAATATATTTAAACACTATGGGTTAAATACTCATAGTGTTTCTATTCGTGTAGCTAAACTAAAAGAGAAGATAGCTAATATTAAAACTGACTTCGAAGGTTTACCCTTACCAGAAGGTGCGTCACCTTTTAATCAGGTATACAGAGACACTAGTAAAGAAACCTATCAATACTTTGATGCGTTCACCACGCTACTAGACGAGAAGTTTCTAGATAGGATATGCTTTCCTATTAAAGATATTCGCGGTAAAACAATAGTGTATCAGGCTAGGCATATGCACTCGAACGGTAATCCACGGTACGTGAACCTACCTGCAGGTATCGAGCTACCATTATATCCTGTGACATATCCAGGAAAACCTAAATCTGTCGTTTTTGTAGAAGGTCTTTTCGATATGCTTAACTGCTTCGATAAAGGTCTAACTAATGTCACATGCTGTTTTGGTACTAATACGCTACAAAAAGATACAGCATCAAAATTGTTGCCACTTAAGGCACAAGGTATTCAGAAAGTATTTTTGCTTTTTGATGGTGATGAAGCGGGAAAGACTGCTGCCGAGAAGCTAAAGCCGCTTATAGAAGAAAGTGAGTTTGAGGTAGAAATTATTAAGTTACCTGAGGATATGGATCCTGGAAATCTAAACCAGGAATACGTTGACTCTATCAAAGAATATATACAGGCAATCTAAGCCTTAACAAATTTAGGAACCTATGCAAAGACAAAAAATCTGCATTATCGACAAGGCCCCAAGCAAGAATAATTATAGTAAGTATTTTAGCTTTGAATTTGACTTGTATCATATGAGCTCAGTACCTATTACCAAGCTCCTTAAAAAGGACGTAGACTTGGTGGTAGACTTGGACGAGTATGACCTAGTAATTTTGGTCGGCGCCGAAGCTGCAAAAGAATATGCAAAAATTACAAGTGTTACGAACTATGCCGGGCTTTTAGTAGACGATAAATATGTATGTATCAGCAATCCAGCTATGCTGATATTTAAACCAGAGGGTAAGCCGGACTTTCAACGTGCTGTAGATAAGATTGAGAAATATGTTGCAGGTACGCTTGGTAGTACTAAAGCTACTGGAGACTATAAAGGTATCTGCAATGAGGACGAAGCCGTAGCATACCTCAAACAGGTTCTAGACGAGGGCGAAACCTTTGTAGCGTTCGATACTGAAACAACAGCACTGTACCCTCGTGATGGTTATGTACTGGGGTTGTCAATTACACATAAACCAAAACACGGTAGGTATATTCTTACAGATGTTCTTGGCGAAGAAAGCATGAAACTTCTAGAGGAAATTATCAAGAAGTTTGATATTATATTCCATAACTTGAAGTTTGACTACAAGATGTTAAGCTACCATCTTGGTTTAAAGTTTAATCGTCAACGTGTGCATGATACTATGATTATGCACTATATTCTAGATGAAAACGATAGTCATAGTCTAAAAGCTCTTGCTCTAAAATACACTGACTTTGGCGACTATGACGCGGAGCTAGATGACTTCAAAAAAGAATACTGTGCAAAGAAGGGTATTCTTCAAGAAGATTTCACGTATGACCTGATTCCTTTCGAAATCATTAGTACATACGCGGCTATTGATACTGCAGTAACGTACGAGCTATACGCAAAATTTAAACCGATTATTGAAAAGAATCAAAAGCTACAGTGGTTATACGATAACCTTATGATGCCGGGAATCTTGTTTCTGACAGATATGGAGGAAGTAGGCATTCCAATGGCTAGAGACAGGCTTGAGGCAGCAAATAGGTATCTCGAAGTAGAGATTGCACAAGCTAGAAAGGAGATTTTCGAGTTTGAAGCTGTAAAAAACTATGAAGCAGATTCAAAGTCAATCTTCAATCCTGCTAGCGTTATGCAGCTACGTAAAGTATTGTTCGATTACGCGGGCCTGAGCCCGACTGGTAAAATGACAAAGGCTGGCGCGATTTCGACAGATGCTGAAGTACTGAAAGAACTGGCCGAAGAGCATCCATTGCCAAAAGCAATTCTTAAGATGCGTCAGTTATCGAAAATTCATAGTTCGTATATTACGAAGATTTTGCCTGAACTGGACCTGGATGGCCGGATTCGCACTAACTTCAACCTTACATTTACAACGTCAGGGCGGCTTAGTTCAAGTGGGAAATTTAACGCACAGCAAATCCCTAGAAATGAATATTACGTCAAAGGCTCCATTAAAGCTCCGGCGGGTTATAAAATAGTATCCCAAGACTTAAGTACGGCAGAATCTTATTATGCAGCTGTACTATCCGAAGACCGTAATCTACAAAAAGTATTCTCTAGTAAAGGAGATATGCACTCAAATATTGCAAAAATGGTCTTTAATTTACCTTGTCCCGCGGAAGAGGTAAAAGCTAAGTACCCCGGCTTACGTCAGGCAGCCAAAAGCATTACGTTCGGAATATTGTACGGTTCAGGAGCAGCTAAAGTAGCAGAAAGCGTAACTAAGGCTACTGGAGAGTATTATTCCCTAGAAGATGCCAAAGATAATATTAAAGACTACTTTACGAAATTTAGTAAACTGAAGCGTTGGCTGGATACAAGAAAAGAGTTTATTCAAACAAATGGGTATACATACTCCTTTTTTGGGCGTAAGCGTAGATTGCCCAATGTATTTTCAGCAGATAAAGGTATCGCAGCTCACGAGGTTAGAAGCGGTATCAACTCTGAAATTCAGTCACTCGCCAGCGACGTAAACTTGCTAGGTGCAATTGACACTGCCAACGAATGCAAAACTAAAGGGTTAGATGCCCATATCTTTATGCTTGTACATGACTCCATTGTTGCTCTAGTAAGAGAAGATCAAGTAGACCAGTACTGCGAAATTCTAAAACGTAATACACAGAAAGACCGAGGATGTAGTATTCCAAACTGCCCTGTAGGTGTAGACCAGGATATCGGTACTGACTATAGTTTTGGTAAGTTTGAGGAGTACTATGAATTTGACGGATATAACCTATCCCCTATTCAGGCTAAATAAAGAAAAGCCAGAGTGGGAGAACGACCTGTTGGTGTATAAGAATACATACCTACATCGTGATACAGGCAACGAGTATACACATACTAAGGTTATTGATGGTAAGGTTCCTGGAGACACCCTAAGCCGGCGAAGGCTTTTCCTGGAAGGAAAAGGTTTCGCCCTTTTTAGTCCAGCTTATGCAGCTTTTTTCCTGCATGACTTTATTAAATTATCAGGACAGGGGCACTGGTTTATTGATAGTGCCGGTCAGTTATTTAAACATAAGAAAAGTCTTAGATGCCCGCTTATTTTCAGAAAAGTAACAAGGGTAATACCTACTGATAGTATGGGGTCTATTCTAGAGATTCAAGGTATCCCACAACGTGTAAAGTCCTTGAAGTCATACAGTAACTGCACAGGCTTATATGCCGGTCTGCTAAAGTATATGGGTACTTATTTATTTTATGGAATATACCCTGAAAAGTATAAAGATACATGGAGAATGGTGTAGTGCCTAAAGCAGTAATTTCAAATAGGATATATCTAGGAAAGTTGACAGATGTTCAGTTAAAGAATATTACTGATTTGCTGACCTACAAAGTACAGGTTCGCGGAGCAGAAAGGTCTAAGACAGGTAAAGTTACACCTATTACCAAAATAGAGTATATACGTAACTATAAATTACTGGCTGGGGGGGTTTTATCCATCCCTGTGGGGCGTACTGATTTAATACCCGCCGAGTACGAAATCAGCGATAAAAGAATACTAGAGGACGTACCCTTCCCTAACCCTAAAGTATCTTTGCGACCTTTACAGCAAGAAATTTATGATGCAGTAGACGATAGCTGCTTTATCAATGCTAAAGTAGGTTTTGGTAAAACGTTCCTGGCCCTACATATTGCAAGGAAGCTAAGTCAAAAAACTTTAGTTATTTGTCATACAACTGCGCTCAGGGATCAATGGATAGAAGAGGCCGAATCTCTATATGGTATGGATATTGGTAAAATTGGTAGTGGTGTTTTCGATATAGAAGATAAAGCTATTGTAGTGTCAAATGTACAGAGTCTTAAAAAGCACCTTCCAACTATTGCAAAGACATTTGGAACTGTAATCACGGACGAAGCACATCATATAGTAGCTACTACGTTTACCGAGATTATTGATAGCCTACACTGTAGATACCGAATCGGCCTAAGCGGTACGATGCAAAGAAAAGACGGTAAGCATATGCTGCTCACTGACTTCTTTTCCTCTAAAGTCTATAGCCCACCAGTAGATAATACGCTAGAGCCAACTGTGCTTATCCTTAAGCCTGGTGTATTTTTAGACCCTAAGCTGCAGTGGGCTCAGAAAATTAATGCACTTTTGTATGATGATGATTACCAGCAATTCATTGCCAAATTAACAGCCCAAGCTATTGATAAAGGCCATAGTGTCTTAGTTATAGCTAGTCGTATTGAATTTTTACAGAAAGTTAAAGAATATGTCGGTGAAACGTGTTTGTTGGTTACTGGAGAAACAACCCTTGCAGAGCGCAAGGAAGCAGCAGAAGCAATCGACAACGGTACTGCCTTTGCTATTGCAGGCTCCAGGCAGATATTCTCCGAAGGTATCTCAGTAAATAGGTTAAGCGCGGTTGTCCTGGCTGAGCCTATGGCTTATGATGGACTGATTGAGCAAATTGTGGGTCGTATTATGCGGCAACACCCTGATAAAATTGCTCCAGAAGTTTACGATATTAATTTTAGTGACGGCCCTTCTAGAAAGCAGAATGAGGGGCGTATGTCTTTCTATATTCAAAAGGGTTGGAAGATTGAAAGGTACTAAAATTTAGTCTTGATTCGTACTGTCAAAACTGGTATAATTAATGTTCTAGCGAGGCAGTATGGCGTTAAAATTCAACCTAGAGTACCTTAGCTCATTATGTAAAGATACAACATCCTCTATAAATACCCTACGGCATTATTACACAAAGCATCCTGTACGTGTACATGGTATTCCAGCAACTTACGATTCTAGAAAAATGTACGGAGAAAGCTTCTTAGTTAATCCGTTAGCAGTATTCGATGATCGAACAACAGATCCTCTTTATATTCGTCAGTATATTAACTTAGCAGGTAGGCGTGATTACGCAATGTACAAACTGTACGGCATTAAATACCTTGACTTAAGCTATTATCCTGACTTGGATATATCGAAGATTAAACACAATCCACTGCTAAAAATAGCAGGCAACAAACTATATTTTAAATACGAGGAAACTCTAAATGGCAATCGCATTCAATAAAACTAAAGGCAAAGCTCAATCTTCTAAAGTAGATAGCTATACATATACCGACGGTGACAATACTGTACGTCTATTCGGTGGCGTTCTTCCACGCTATGTGTACTGGCTCAAGGGTAGCAATAACAAAGATATTCCAGTAGAGTGCCTTGCATTTGACCGAGAAGAAGAGCGATTCAATAATCGTGAAACAGACCATGTTCAGAAGTTCTTTCCAGAAGCTAAATGCTCTTGGAGCTATGTGGCTAACTGTATCGACCCTAAAGATGGCAAAGCTAAAGTAATTAACCTTAAAAAGAAACTGTTTGAACAGATTCTTACTGCAGCAGAAGATATTGGTGACCCTACTGATCTAGATACCGGATGGGACGTGGTATTCAAACGCGTTAAAACCGGGCCTCTGCCCTTTAACGTTGAGTACCAATTGAAGGCCTTGGCTTGTAAGCCTCGTGCACTTACTCCTGCTGAACGGGAGCTTATTGCAAAAGACAAAACTATTGACGAAAAATATCCAAGACCTACCCCTGAAGACGTTCTGAAGACCCTGGAACGTATTACTCAAGGTGGTGACGAAGAAGCCGATTCTACTACAGACTCAGAAGCTGTAAACGAACTGGGCTAATTAACTCAAGCCCCTACTAACCATAGGGGCTTTTTTTATTATGTATAAACTAAATCAACTTAAAACACCAAAAGAGCGAACTATCGAGCTTCTATCTAGAATAGAACGCAATGAGATAGACGTGGACTCTATTAATATAGAACGGTTCACTTCTAGCGAAACTGGTAAATCTTTAATTCGTGTAGAATTGGAGTTATCAGATGCAAGCTAATGCACATGACCCGATGCTTAACAATCCTAGATCAACCGTAGAAATTGTTACGTACCTACGTCAACTTGCAGATGATATTGATAACGGCGTAGTTGAGATGCTCGGCTTAGAATATACGCGCAATTATGGACCTATAACGGACTGCTTCAATACTTTAAAAATAAAAATGGTTAGCGAATGAAAATACTATTTATTGCTGATATTCACATTAAGTTAAACCAAAAGAACGTACCTATCGACTGGGCTAAAAATCGCTATAAACTATTCAACGACAAAATCTCAAAGCTACAGGAGTCTGTAGACCTCGTTATTTTAGGTGGGGATGTTTTCGATAAAATGCCTAGTATGGAAGAACTAGAGGTTTACTTCACGATGCTTAGTATCTTTACGAAAGATACTTTTATTATTTCAGGTAATCACGAATCTGTAAAAAAGAATACTACATTTTTAACAAGTTTAAAAGGTGCAACACATGCTATTAACAATAGGGTTAGCATTATTGACGATTACTTTAGCTTGGACAACATTGATTTTATACCGTACAATAAAATTAAGGACTTTGTTTCTCAAGGTAAAGACTTCCAAGGGAACGTACTCGTTACCCACGTACGTGGAGAAATTCCTCCTCACGTCAAGCCAGAAATACCACTTGAACTTCTGGATAGATGGGAAATTGTCCTTGCAGGTGATCTCCATAGCTATGAAAATTCTCAACGTAATATCCTGTATCCTGGCAGCCCTATGGTTACTAGTTTTCACCGCAATCCTGTGGATAATGGTGTAATAATCTTTGATAGTGTTTCTCTAACGCACGAGTGGATTAGCTTAGGTTTACCACAGCTATTAAGAAAGACTATCAACGCCGGAGAAGGTATGCCTGCTACTGAGTATCATCACACGATATACGAAGTTAGCGGTGATCTCTCAGAATTAGGCAATGTAACTAATACTGCTTTACTAGATAAGAAAATATCTACTAGACAGACCGATGTAACCCTAATGCTAGAGCCAGATATGACAATGGTTCAGGAACTAAAAGAATACTTAGAGTATATTCTTAACCTTAAACCAGATAATATTGAAGCAGCTATTAAGTTGTTTGAAACTTTGGAGCCTCGTATTAATGATTAACTATAAAAAACTTAGTTGGGGCTACTGCTTTAGTTACGGTGATAATAATTCAATTGAATTAGACCAAAATTCTATCACGCAGTTAGTCGGAAAAAATGGACACGGTAAAAGCTCTATAGCTCTTATTTTAGAGGAGGTACTGTTTAATAAGAACTCTAAGGGGGTTAAGAAGCAACATATTCTTAATCGCAACGGCGGTAGTAAAAGCTATTGGATTAAATTAGAATTTGAGAAAGACGGAGATAGCTATGAAATATCTACTACCAGAGGTAGTACTCAGCACGTAAGCCTGACACGCAATGGTACAGATATTTCTGCGCACACTGCTACTCAAACATTTAAGGACATTGAAGTACTTATTGGGTACGACCATAAGACTTTTAGTCAAATTGTTTACCAAAGCTCCGCAGCAAGTTTAGAGTTCCTAACTGCAACTGATAGTAACAGAAAAAAGTTCCTTATTGACTTACTTAATTTGAGCAAGTATAATAAAGCACTGGATGTTATTAAAACGGCAGCACAGTCCGTTAATAAAGACGTGACTCTGTGGGAAGGTAAACTGTCTAGTGTACAGTCTTGGCTTGCTAAGTATTCTAAAAGTAATCTAGAAAAAATCGAATTGATGGAAGTCAAAGAAGTTGATGTGGGGTTATACACTACACGTTTAGAGTTGATGACTTCCCTCAAAAATGTTGATTCTGAGTCAGCTACTATATCGCAGAATTTAACTTATAAAAAGCTATTGGATGCCGTCGTACTGTATCCAATTCCTAGCGTAAATTTTGATTTGAAGAAAAAACAAAATTTAGAAGAACGTATTTCTCTTTGCAATGCAGAACTTACCCTAAATAAGAATCAACTTGCTAGCCTTAAAAATACTAAAGATAAGTGCCCTACTTGTGGGCAGTCCCTCGGAGTAGATAGGGCACATATTGATGCAGAAGTAACAAAAATCTTAGCATCTACAGCAGATAAAAAGCAAGAGTTAGAAGTACTAGAACTAGAGCGTACTCAGTTAACCAAGTTGCAGTCTGAACATCGTGCTGCGATGGAGGCCCAAGATACCTGGGAAAAGTATCATAGACTATACGACCCTAAGCTGCCACAAGTGTTGCCAGATGCTGCGTCTATTCGAAAACAACTCGATGCTATTAATCTAGAAATTTCTAAGCAAGAAGCAGCATTTAAGTCTACTGAAGCATTTAATACTAAAGCTATTGTTCATAATGCTGGTGTAGATAATACACTAAAACAAATTGCGGAGTTTGAAGCAGAGCGTGCTTTCTGTACTACGAAGCTAGAAGAGCTGATAAAGATTAGTAGCAATTATGCAGTATTGGTAAAGGCCTTCAGCACGACAGGTTTAGTAGCGTATAAAATCGAATGTTTAGTAAAAGATTTGGAGAATCTGACTAATGAATACCTTACAGAAATGGCTGATGGTAGATTCCAGCTTAAATTTGAAATATCACAAGCTGATAAGCTCAATGTGGTCATTACAGACAACGGAGAGGATATTGATATTGCAGCCCTTAGTACTGGCGAGCGTGCCCGCGTTAACGTTGCTACTTTGTTGGCTATTCGCAAGCTAATGCAGAGTTTGTCCAATACTAAAACAAACTTACTTATCTTAGATGAAACAGTAGAATCGCTGGATGCTGAAGGTAAAGAACGTATTATTGAAGTGTTGCTAAATGAGCCAGGTCTTAATACAGTATTAGTATCACATAGCTTCACTCACCCTCTAATTGATAGAGTCAATATTGTCAAAGAAGACGGTATATCTAGGATTGATTATGGCAGTTGACCCTCGTGCTAAAGGCGCTAGAGCGGAGACTGTTATTAAAGAGGCTTTGCGTCAACATACAGGACTAGGCTGGGAAAGGGTACCAGGCTCAGGAGCCTTAGACCCTAAACATAAACTAAAAGGTGATCTGTATATACCCAACTCCAATAATGTATTCTGCGTTGAAGCAAAGCATTATGCAGACGATCACTTAACTAGTGCTGTACTTACCAGTAAAAACCCTCAACTATTACAGTTTTGGGAACAGACTGTTAGAGAGGCCGGACAGGTAGATAAAGTACCTTTGCTTATATTTAAGCATGATAGAAGTAAACTTTTCGTATCATTCGAAAAGCCACCAGAAGGCTTGTATAACTATGTATTCATATGTAGAGACCCGCATATGTTTTATGTAGCATTACTCGATGACTGGCTTCAAAATGAAACAATAAAATTTACGACTTGATTCGACGAAGCCTCTGTGGTATAATAGAGGCTTCGTCACTAAAAATTTACCAAAATATGGCAAAAACATTTAACACACTAACAGCAGGTGTCGAAGGAACTGTTCTAGTAGTAGATAGCTTAAATCTCTGCTTTAGATTTAAGCATAAGAAGGCACTCTTTTTTCTTGATGAGTACGTTCAAACAGTAGAAAGCCTTAAAAAGTCCTATAAAGCTACGCAAGTAATTATTCTTAGCGATTGGGGTAAAAGTTCTTATAGGAGAAAGCTCTATCCTGAGTATAAGTACAACAGAGAAAAGCTTAGAGAAGAGCAGAGTCCAGAAGACGAAGCATACTTTGAAAAGTTCTTTGCAGAGTATCTTAAAATCATCGAGTACTATAGAGAAAATACTAACTATCCAGTATTTAGATTCCAAGGTGTTGAAGCAGATGATATTGCAGCACACATAGTTAATAATCGTGCTAAATATTCATTAAATAAAATCTGGTTAATTTCTAGCGATAAAGATTATGATTTGCTCTGTAATGAACAAACTAGTCGCTTTTCCTACGTAACACGTAAAGAAGTAACTTACGATAATTATAATGAACACTACGACTGGCGCGTAGAAGACTATATTAGTATAAAGTGTCTTCAAGGTGACGCCGGTGATAACGTTCCAGGTGTACTAAAAATTGGGCCTAAGACAGCACTTAAGTTAGTGCGAGAATATGGCTCTACGCTAGATATTGCAGACGCGCTTCCTTTGCCTGGTAAATACGTATATATTAAAAACTTGAACGATTTTGGCGCTGATGCACTAAGATTGAACTACCAACTAATGGACCTAATTAGTTTCTGCGATGAAGCTATTGGCCCAGATAATCTAAAAGAAATTGAAAGTACTTTAACAAATGTCCAGTTGTAATACTATACCGCACTACCCTATTCAATGCCTTCGGGTAGACCCTAAGGCGGTACTGCCTGTGCGAGCCCATCCTACTGATATGGGTGCAGATCTTTACTCTGCTGAGAGTCTAGAAATTCTACCTGGCGGGTCTGCTCTAGTAGACACAGGTATTGCTGTAAAGATTCCAGTAGGGTATGGTGGGTTAATTGACCCACGTAGTTCAATGAGAGTAAGGGGTCTGACTTGCCACGGAACGGGCATAATTGACGCAGCTTATAGGGGCACTTTGAAAGTATTTATCCATAATCAAGGGGACGATCGGTTTGTAATTCAACAATACATTACACGAATCGGGCAGCTTTCTATTGTGCCTATTTACCTACCAGTTTTTGTAGACTCATGGAACGATACTGCGCGCGGGGTTAATGGTTTTGGGAGTACAGGTTAATGAGTGTAGCATCAGATATTTTAGAGGCAGTCGCACAATCAAGACAGGCTAGTGCGAAGCTGCTGGAGTATTACTACAGCAAGGGCGTTATTAGCATTAAAGACCTTGAAACATATACAAGTTATTTAGTAGATGTTAATGACCAACTAGAATTTAAACTACAGGCGATTTTTGGCGTGTGCGAATCACGTCTTCAAACTAAAGGAATTAAATGATTGATACAGTTTACGAAGAATTTATTGCAAAATCACGGTACGCGCGGTACCTTCAAGAAGAAAATCGTAGAGAAAACTGGGAGGAGAGTGTAGACCGCTACCTAGAGTTTATGCAAGGTCATCTGGCCGACAAGCATAGTTATGATATTGACCAGGAAACATACGATAATATCCGCGAAGCTATGGTAAATAAAGAAGTGTTACCAAGTATGCGAGCTATTATGACAGCCGGAGATGCTTTGGCAAGGGACAATACAGCTGGATACAATTGTAGTTACCTACCGGTAGACGACCCAAAAGCTTTCGACGAGGCTATGTTTATTCTGCTGTGCGGAACAGGGGTGGGTTTTTCAGTGGAGCGACAGTATGTGTCAAAACTGCCAGAAGTACCTGATCGCATCTTTGCAAGCGATACGACTATTGTAGTTCATGATAGTAAAGAAGGTTGGGCTAAAAGTTTGAGACAGATGATTGCCTTGCTATATAGCGGCGAACAACCGCTATGGGATGTTAGTAAAGTACGTCCCGCAGGAGCCAGACTAAAGACCTTCGGAGGTCGTGCTAGCGGTCCTGGACCTTTGGAAGACCTGTTCAGATTCGTTATTAAAATCTTTAAAGGAGCTACAGGACGTAAGCTAACATCGCTAGAATGTCACGATATTATGTGCAAGATCGGCGAAGTGGTTGTTGTCGGAGGGGTACGACGTAGTGCTATGATTAGCCTATCGAACCTCAGCGACGACCGTATGCGGCACGCTAAAAGTGGCGCATGGTGGGAGCAAAACGGACAGCGTGCTTTAGCTAATAATAGTGCCTGCTATACGGAAAAACCTGAAGTAGGTATTTTTATGCAAGAGTGGCTAAGCCTCTATGAATCTAAAAGTGGTGAGCGTGGTATCTTTAACCGCGAAGCAGCTCAAAAGATTGCAAAGAAAAATGGTAGACGTAATGCAGACTATGATTACGGCACTAACCCGTGTTCTTGAGATAGTAGGATCACGTTAAAAATTTCGTAAATTGCTGGAAGCCTGTTAAAGTTCCTAGCTACAACATGACTGGAAACGGTGAGTGTGAATGCTTAAGAATAGAGAACGTTGGGTAATCAGCAGCCAAGCACCTTAACTGGTGAAGGTTCACAGACTAAAGACGAAAAGTTTTGGAGAAAATATATGGATGAAAACAAATTTATGAATAGAGTTATAGAGTTGGTGGAACACTCTAGAACTCAAAGAGACGGTGTTGGTACTACTTTGGTAGAAGAATTTAATCTTTCAGGAAAGCATACAGCTACACGGCTTGCTGAAAGATTGCTCGGCATTAGTATTTCAAAAATGCTTAAATTGCGGTTTGCGTACCCAGATACTTGGAAAGAATTAGTACCAAAACTCAATCTTGTAGATACTAAAGATATGTACACGCGTATTAAAGAGCTACGCGCAGTAGGTAGTACATTTCAGCAAGCTAAGGATACTTTGACTAAAGAATTTAGTGTCAGCGAAATGGAGTTAGTACGTAGAGTACGCAGTCTTTGTCAAATGTCACTGTCTGAATACTTCAAGCCTACGGAGTCAGAGATCCAAGAAGCCTTGATTAGATCAGAAACTGTGTCAGATTTCTGGCAGCTGCTTGGTACTGACGCAGCTACACGCCCTGGCTTCTTTGATAGGGAATTAGGCGTGGCTAACTTTGTACAAGCTAAAGCTAGTTGCCTTAATAAAATCAAAATTCCAAGAATTAGCCCTTGTACGTCGGATAATGAGGCTCTGGTATTCTCGCAAGTGTTAGGCGATGGTAGTTATGACAGTGTACGTAAGGTATTACGAATTACTCACGGCATTAAACAGCTAGAGTACCTTCGTTGGAAGGTAAGCATGCTAAAGAATGCGTATCCTGCACTGTATGGTATCGAAAAAATTAAAGTACATGTACACGCACAAGGTCATGAGTACTGTACGTGGTACTCTGGCAAGCTACCTGAACATGTTACCAATAAAATTGAGAGCTTTACCCATAAAGAAATGGTGAATGCGCTAACCCCCTTGGGCATGTTATGGTTATTTCTAGACGATGGTTGCCTCTTTTGGAAAGATACTAAAAGTATTGGTATCTGTCAAGGTACTACCAAAGACGTTCATCAGGACTTGACTGAGTACCTATCTACCTACAACATCCACTCTATCTCGTATGATAAAACATGCCAGATAGCACAGCAGGTAGAAATTATTAAATTCATTAACACATTTGTAAAGCCATATATTGATATTATACCTGCTAGTATGCAGTATAAAGCCAATATTATGATATAGTCGAAAAGTAGGGCGTAAACAACCCTGCTAAGGAAATTATTCTCCGCCCATATCAATTCTGTAATTTATCCACAGTAATTGTACGGGCAGAAGATACGGTAGAGCAACTTATCTACAAAGCACAACTTGCTGCTATTCTGGGTACCTGGCAGTCCACACTTACTGAGTTCCCTTACCTGCGTAAAGTATGGAAAGACAACACCGAAGAAGAACGCTTACTTGGCGTATCAATGACAGGGGCCTTAGATAACCCACTGCTTAATAATCCTGATGATCCTATGTTACGTGATAGACTGATGGATATTCGCGATGCAGTTGTTGATATGAATAAACTGGAAGCAACACTAATTGGAGTGCCTGCTAGTGTAGCCTGTACCGCTATTAAGCCAGAAGGTACAACATCACAATTGACAGACTCCGCTAGTGGACTACACACACGGCACAGTAAATATTACTACCGCCGTGTACGTGGTGACGTTAAAGATCCACTTACCCAGTTTATGATCTCGCGTGGAGTACCTAACGAGCCTTGCGTGATGAAACCTGATACCACAGTAGTATTTACCTTCCCTAAGAAGGCTCCAGAAGGGGCACTTACTCGTGCGGATATTACAGCTATTCAGCATTTGAAACTGTGGTTGGCCTACCAGCGCTTCTATTGTGAACATAAACCCTCAGTCACTATTTCTGTTTCTGAAAAAGAGTGGCCTGCTGTAGGTGCATTTGTATGGGAGCATTTTGATGAAATGTCTGGTGTATCGTTCCTGCCCTATGACGGCGGTTCGTACCGTCAGGCCCCGTACGAAGAATGTACGGAAGAGCAGTACCTAGAACTTAGCAAGCAAATCCCTGCTAATTTAGACTGGGATTCCATTGTGGAAGATACTGATAACGTGGAAGGAACGCAAACACTAGCGTGTTCTGCTAATGGTTGCGAAATTATTTAAGGAATAAAAATGGTTAATTATACATCAGCATCTAATAAAACAGTGTCCTATGGACAATACCAAGTAACTGCAAATCCTGGCGTAGATTTACCGGCTGAGGATGATGGCCTAGAGGCTCTGGTAAAAGAAGGTTTGCTTATTAAAAATGGAGGTACTGTAGTAGAACCCCCAAAGCCAGTTACGGACGTACCAGTAAAGTCTGGAACGTTGAAGTAAGAGCATGAAAAAAGCCCGCTAAGCATTACGCTTAGCGGGCTTTTTTATTATTTAAATAGCTTGAATGTTGCTGGCTCTTTTGCAACTACAGCTTCTTTGGTAGTAGATACCAAGAAGCCTTCGACTACCAACTTATCTAAAACAGAATCATTAGTATCTAGAGTTACACCAGTATCTTTATCAATAACTAGCTTTCCTAGCTCGACAGGGCGGTTGCGAGTACTTTTATAAGTAACCATAATATATTTCCGATCAATAGTTTATACGTATAAAATTTTAGTCTTGAAAAAATTTTATACTTACTGTATAATTAGTACAGCATTAGAAAAAAAGGAGAACGATATGCTAAGTGGTATATATGTAATGTATTTTGAGAATATTTTTAATAAGTTTTATGTTGGGTATAGTATTAATCTAGAATTAAGGAAGAGCCAGCACTTTAATAGGCTGAAAAATGGAACCCACAGTAATCATAAGTTACAGCACGCGTATAATGTTTCTGGTAGCCTACCTATATTTGAAATACTGGAGTTAACTGTTTCAGACCCTACAGTGCTTGGTAAGAAGGAAATAGGCTGGATTAAAGAATTTGACGCGTATACTGATGGGTTTAATAACTCAAATGGGGGGGAAGGAGGTGGTTTTGGAGAAGCACATTATAATGCCTTGTACACAGAGGAAGTATACGTAAAAATAGCTAAATACTTAATAAACTACCCCGATAGGTCTAACGTACAAATATCTAAAGATTTGG